TTACTCTAGCTCTATGTTGACAAAATGACCATCGTCAACATCCACAGCACTCTGCTGTTCCTGTTGATATTCTTCCCTCATGGACTCAGGCACTCCTTCCGTAGAAGGCCCTCTTTTCAAACCGTATTTAAAGCGACGATAAATACATTTGAAAAAAAGACGATCAGTAATCCACAATATCAGGTGCAAGATCCCAATGATATTTGCTGCAATGACGAGAGGATCACTTGAATCGCTGCATCTGCACTCCCATTCGCTTCTGGTAGGCCTGCAAATTTTCAAGAAGGTCATCTTTCAGACCAGCACTGGAGCTAGGATGAGTCCCAATAGTTCTCATTGCATGTACCATCTGCCTAGTCTGATTAGCAACCTCCATGGCCTCCGCTGCCTGTTCACTCGATCCAGCCATCTGTTCCATAGCCTTTGCCGTAGTGCTAGCCAGCACCATTCTGTTTTCATGCCTGATTAGTGGATTGGTGGTAGTAGCCATCTGTCTGTGAGACCGATGCTGTGAATCAGCAATCTGTTCACAAGTGGCACACACTAGACCAAAAGCAGCTTCTGTGGTCACTGTTCCCATCCTGTTGTATATGAGGCCCATGCAACTGGCAAGTGCACCAGTTGAATAGCTTAGTGACACCTCCTTGGCCCCATGGAACGTTATTTCTCTTTTGAGCTTCTTGTATAGTTTAACTGCTCTATCCATGTTGTTCGGGTCCCCATTCCCATTTAGGGCATTTTGGACAAAGCGTCTACGCTGCAGTCCTCGCTCACTGGGCACGGTGAGCGTGAACACAAATCCTAAAATTCCCTTAGTCAGAGGTGACAAGATTGGTCTTGTCTTTAGCCATTCCATGAGAGCCTCAAGATCTGTGTTCTTTCCTGCAAAGACACTTTCCAGTCTCTGCGCGATCTCGGCTTTGAGGGGGCCTGACGGGATGATAGAAAGAACGTACGTTTCGACCTCGGTTAGAAGACTCAT